TAGTTCTACTTGCAAAGTTTACATCACGTTTATTTCTTGTGATTTTGATTTTGGTGGTACCCGCTCCTTTTTGATTACCGAATAAGAAAACTAAAGTTGAGTTTAACCAAATGGCCTCTCCACCTTTTGCTTTAATTTTTGGTTGACCAAAAGGATTGTCAGGCAATTCCACCCAAGGTTGGTTAACAATAATCAATGTATTTGTATAGGTTTTGTCCGTTCTTCTTGAACCTGAAATACGTTGGTTAATACCCATACCTATTTTATCAGCCAATACCGATGCATTGTGTTGTTTACCACCCTTACCTTCATAAGTCATCTTACAAGGAACAGAACCTACCGAATCCCATAAGAATAAAATATCGTGAGGAATTTCACCTTTTTCTTGTGCCACCATTATCTCATTAATAAAATCGGTAATCTGTTCGATATATTCGAAATCACTATTGAAGAGATAGAAATCATCTTCTTTATTAAATCCCATTAATACCGCGTGATCCCAATTCCATTTTTGTTCTGTGATAATGAACACAGGTAGAATTCCTTTCTTTTGTGCGTCGACCGCCGCTTTCACGAGTGCTGTGGTCTTACCAGTATCACTATGTCCTAAGAACATATTAATGTGTCCAACTGCTGGACCTGGAATACCTGTAGCATCTAAAAACGCGTCTCCCAAATCTAAGAAACGATCTGGTTTGTACTCCGCCTCTTTAGAGAATTTCTTCTTCATAGAAGAGAAGTCGTTTTTTTTAATACCTGCCATATAGTTGTTTTTTTAAAAATGGGGTGGATATTTCACCACCCCGTTGTGAATAAATTAGAATGGTAAATCTTCGTCTACTTCAGCATCATCCTGTGGGTCTACCACTGGCGTTGACACTTTTTGTGTACCGATAGTCTCATCAGAAGATGAGTTAGAAACCCATTTTTTAGAATCATTGTCCCAACGTGGAATTTCACCTTTAGCAACCATTTCCAAGTAATCTTCAGGTTTCTTAGAATAAACGTCTGACCAAGTCAATTCGTCTTCTAACCAAGTTTTTGCTATATTTTCATCTTCGTGTAAAGGACCCGCGTCTTCAGGAATAACTGAATTAATAGAAGTGTACTCTTTACCTGTACCTGACTTAGTTAAAGTCAAAGAAATGATTAAATCACGTCCTTTTTGAGGTTCGGTAACGTCACCTTTGTTTTTAAAAATAGGGAAGATTTTATCTAAAACACCATCACCTTTAGCGTTGTGTTTGAATCTCCAGAATTTTGGACCATCTTGTTCGTGGTCACGATCGATAACTTTTACGATGTAGAATTTACGTGAACGGTATTGACGAGCCAATTCTCTGTCTGACTCAACACCTGTCATCATTAATCCTTCGTGAACCTCATTTAATGGGGAACGTTTACCTTCTTGTTTAGGGTCATATAGTTTAACCCATTTTCCATCGACTTGAACCTCGTGGAAGTACACCTCTTTAAATGGAGATGAACCGTCTGGTGTAGGAAGAATACGAATTCTTCTATCTTCACCTTTTGAACCTTTAGGAAGTATCGTTACGAAGTACTTCTTCATTCTATCCTCTTGGGATACTCTGTTTGCATTGCCACTTGTGGCGTTCTTGTTTTTCTCGTACTGTGCTAGTACTGCATCAAATGTTGACATAATTGTTAATTTAAGTTATAAACTGTTATAGGTAAAATATAGATAAAAAAAGCCGGATTACGAAATCCGGCTTAAAGTTTTTTTTAAAAAGTTTCTAAGTTACACAAATGGTGTATCTGCACTCCATTCGGCACCATTGTTTTGTAAATCATTGTATCCTGAAGCATCATAAACAGGGTTAGCAAGTGAACCACCTAACAATAACAACTTAGTAGTTGCGGTTTCTGTTAACGGTGCTGTTGGTACTGTTAATGTAGAACCAGTGTAAATTGCTGAGTTATCCCAACGGAAGTTGGTTAAATAACCTGACCACCAGTTTGGAGAACCAGCTTCTGGGTCATCGACTCCCATATTCAAGTCAAATCCAGCATTTACTGAATCTGTTATATTTCTATTGTCATTTAATTTAGTTTCCGCTAAAGTCCCATCAATGAATAATTTAGTTGTTGTACCACTTCTACAAATTGCAATGTGAGTCCAATCAGCACCACTATTATAACCAGCTGGCATTGAACCATTTAATGCATTACCATATGGCCAAATATAACATGTTCCACCTTCAATTGAACATCCAATGGTTGCGGTTGTGTTGAATCCTAAAGAGAATACTCTTGGGAAGCCACTTCCACCAACACCTTTCTTCATGAACCATTCAATTGTGAAGTCACCTGTTCCTGGTAACCAATTCACCACATCAGCATTTAATGCTGTAACATATTGGTTAGTTCCGTTAAATGTAATGGTACCAGAACCTTCGGTAGGTGCTGTTGATGGAGTTGGTTCCCAACTAATAAGATAGTCAACGTTAGTACCCATAAACGAATTACGAGTATTGACTGTATACCCATATACATTTCTTAACTCGGTTGCCATACTTTCGTCCATATATTCGTTTTGAACAAATATTCTATATAAACCTTGTGCGGTGGCACCTGTAATTAAGTTATTTACGTGAGATAAAGTAGTTCTTGTTTGTGTTGAACCTGTTTGTGCGAATGAACCTGATATCATTTTATTTTAATAATTTTATTCTAAAGTTAATAGATAACTCAATTTATTCAATTCTCCTAACATTTCGTCACGAATGTTTAATAAATCAGTATCTGATGGGTCTAATTGTTCTGACATTTGTACAAAAGATTCTCTAACCGTATTAACTAATCCTTTCATATCTAATTCTGAAAGATTACTCAATTGTATTGTTTTTGTTTCTTCGTCTAATGTAAATCTACCGTATTTTCCCATTGCAGACTCAACAAATGTATCGATTAAACCACTTAATGAATCGTAAAATCCACCAAATGCGTTGTGTCTAGCAAACCCTTTAGTTTGCCAATGGTTAATCTTCATTTGTATTTGTAAACTTAATAAAAAATTTACGTTAGAATTTAAATTCATTTTCTTCTTGGTCTGGATTAAAAGATGTTTTTATAGTATCTGGTGAATAGTCTTGAACATCTTGTTTTGTTAAAACATATTCATTTTTACCAGACGCTCTCATTTCTCCTTGTTTTTGGTTAAAAAACTCAGTAGGTCTCTGATTAAACGGGTATGAATCCAAAGAACGCATTTCAAGTTTCTCTTGAGGTGTTTCTGGTTTCATTTGTTGTACCTGAGCACCTAATTGGTCAATTTTCGCGACCACTTGGTCCATTTCACCTAATTTAGCTTCAAGGTCAGTTAACTTACTGAATACATCATCCATTTTGTTTAAAACAGATACGTGATCCGCCTTATTATCGTCGATATTGTTTTTAATACTCTTAGTCATATTAACTAAATCAGTAATATCGATTTCTTCAGTACCTCCATCCATTGGAGCTTCTGCTGATGCGTCCATTGGTGCGGCTGCAGGATCAACTGGAGCTGCCGGGTCAACAGGTGCCGCTGGATCTACGGGTGCTGCTGGGTCTACTGGTGGTTCTGGAACTTCTTGTTCCATAATCATCTTAGAACCGTATTTGTTGATTTGTCTATAACGCTTCAACTCGTCGTGTAATTTTTTCTCTAACATAGTTTTAATCTTGTAATAATTGTCTACCGTCGTTGGTAATATATTTTTTATTTATTCTTTCAACTATACCGTCTTTTTCTCTGATAGTATAACACTCTCCTGTTAACATATCACATTCTTCTCTTTCCATACCATCATTAGAAACATTTCTAACTTGTTTTGGATTTAAGAATTGGTTAATACTGTCGTTCATTTTATTATTTTCCATAATTTTTAAGATATACATATAAATATCCCATTATTCTTAATATTCTTATTTAATCATAAAATAGATAACTCGTCCTTCGTGTGTATCCAATAATTTCATAAGTGATTCCGAAAGTGCGATACCATAACCATTTACATTTGGTCCTATATTAACAGGTCCCTCAGCCATAAATGGTATGTTTGTTAGTGTTCTATTTAGTGAATATAATGGTGCAATCGTCTTATCGGTACCATTATCTGGATTTAAGAATCGAGTTGATCCTGTTCCAATATGGTCTGGGGTTATATTACTTTGTAGTATAAATTTGGTTGAATAGAAATTTTGTACTTTTGAATACTTCTTAAGTTCACCCCAAGATAGTCCACCCTTACCGTCTTTATCTGTAACAACTTGGTTTTTAAACCTACTAACAATGGCCATATGAGTATCGTCCTGAATTGGGTACGCCTCTGAACCCATTCTAGCAACTACCGCTCGATACCAAACCTCACCTTTGTATTTAACTTTTTGAATGTATTTTTCACCGTTAAATCCGTTGTATGGAATACCGAATGAAGAAACCCCAACTTCTTTAACTTCTTCTTCTCCCGATATTTTAATTGAACCCATATCGATAGTGAAATCACCTTTTCCTGGAATTGATAACGTTTTTTCTGTTGTTACTTTTCCTGAATTGATTGCGTCTGTTGTTGTTTTAGCTTTTGTTAATAGTTTATCAAATAATGATTTATAACTAGAAACAAATGAATCTTCTGGGTCAGGTAAAGTTGCCTGTGGTATTCTACTTCCTTTAAATGTTGTGGTTATTGAATTATTTCTAATATTATGACTAACCTCAGTAATCCAATATGATCCTCGAAACATCGGGATATTTTTTAAATAAAAGAACATCGTTGGTTGTATCATAACATTACCCATACAGGTAACCTCACAACTATAAGATGCTTGTCTATAATAGTCAAATAAACCGATGTCAACGTTATGTGTTCCCGCTCCAGATTCAGATCTTGCTAAGTTTTCTAACACAACAAAAGATTCTGAAGTATTCTTAATAGTTGATTGGTCTAAGGTAACTCCCTTAAACATACTTTGATTTTGGTCACCAAAACTAACTTCAAAAGCGACGACCTTATTTGATTTCGATAAATTCTCAACATCAAAAATTTTAGGTAACGTTACAATTAGTGGGTTGTTGTTAACATTTGATATGTTAAAACTATCATCACTAAATCTATAGTTTTTATTCATATCTGAAGGACGTTTAGATGATGGTCCCGCAAATTGAATAACGGTTTTTGGTGACGATTCTTGATAATCAACCTCTAAGAATGTTCCAAATAAATTATTGGCGACTTTATCTGATGGGGTAATTTTACTCCTTGTTGTTAGTCCGTTTCCATAAAAATTAACATAAGCAGGTAGTGTTCTCATATCAAACCCTGTACCTTGTATTAACATAGATATTGCACTATATAAACTGGCCTTATCATTTTTTGGGTTAATGATTGAAACAAATCTATCCAAATTCAAATACGCCTTATCTCCAATATCTTTATTAGCCTTATCTAAGAATAGGAATTCTTCCATTAATAACCTTTGACCTATAGAATTACCCGATGACCATTTATCATTGAAAGATTTGAAAAAATTATATATTTCAATCTTTAAATTTCTATTATTATATCCATCGATAAAATCAATTGATTGAGTTTGTTCTTTGTTTTTTAATTGTCCAAATTTCGCAATCAATAAATTAATGAATAATTGATATCTTGGATTTGCTCCAGGTGTTGATGGATATGCAAAAGGTATGATTCCTGTTCCAGGTACAAACGTAAACGGTAAACCATTTAGTATGGTTGTACTTATGTAATCTTGGAATGTTTTCTTTACATCAGATCCGCCCGCTTGTCTATAACCCGCGTAAATTAATATTAATGGTCTAAATTTCAGAACGTTCTCTTCCGATAATTCAATATTATTTTTTATAAAGAAGTCTAAATAATGTCCACTAATATCTTCCCCAACATAAAGTTCAATGTATTTTACATTTACAGATTGAGATGACCTATATCTGTCATACTTTAAAGAGTTACCTGAAATATTTACAAATCCTTCAATTATATAAGGGTCGAGTTCTTTTGGGTTACCTAACTTTATTTCTAATAGATTATCATAATCTACAATTTCATTTGTTATCTTAACTTTGTTTTCGGATTGTCTATCTTTAATTAGACTTACAATTTCCTCAAATGTTTTACCTTCGTCAGATGTTTCTTTCTTAACTGAAAGAAGTCCTTTTAGTAAATCTTGGAAGTTGTCATATTTTACTTTAGAGAATTTCTTATATGGAGTTTCCTCATTTAATTTTTCAGTCGCAAATTGTAAAAATATATCTTCGAATTGATCTAAAATTGCGGGACTAAAAGTACCAATTAAATCAATAACCTTTTTTGTATTACTATCATTAGAATAAACTCCGTCAATATTATTATTGTACTCGTTATATTTAAAAAATGTATTACCACTATAATCTCCGTTGATGTAGTTATCTTCCCACATCGTACTATAATAAATTTGATTACCTCTATCAAATGAATCGGTGTTTATAACCAATTCCGCAGTATTATTAAAATTTGCGTTTTTGTTATCCCCATCACAAGGTAATACCGTATATCTTAAATCGGTTGGTTTAAATTTAGAGTTATCAACAAATGAAGTCCAATATCTTAAACCATTTTCTTTACTTTTTCCTCTTGTTTTAATTGCACCATTTAATACATTGGTCATGTATGAGGTGTTACCAGATAATACATTGTAATGGTTGTAACCATTTACCACTTGATGAAATATTGCATCATAGAATGGGTGTATACCAATATCAATACCATCACTAAAAGTTGCTCCTGTTGGTATTGGGAATCCACCAATAAAATTAAACCCATTAGGGAATAACGTAAAACCATTATCCGTTCTACCTGAGTTAAAAAATAAATTAGCGTTTATATTTGTTGTGGTTCCTGTTGAATCAAGGAAACCATCTAAGATATCAACACCATCTAATATTTTCCTTTTATATCTATGGTATAATGACCCCCACTTCACAATTAAGTGATATGGTACGTAATGTGTTGATGATATTTCTCTAAATAAAGACGATACTCTAATTGGTGGTAAAAGTGCGGAAGTTGGTGTAACTTCTTTACTATCCGACTCAACGAAAGATATTTTATCCGTCAGTTCCACAAATGGTAATGAATTTATTAACAAATACGCCGAACCCGCATATTTTGAATATGGGTTGGTTTTATTAAAATCACTAAATAATTGTTTATGAAAATATGGAGTGTTTAATATATGTTCGCTATGTTTTGAAAGGAAAATTGGTTGGGTAAATAGGTTATATAATGGCTCATTTTTTTTATACCCGTCTTTAATCCAAGAATATGTTGCAATTGGTGTTGTGATAAATCCCTTATCTTGTCTAACTTTCAATACTCCTTTAAACTTAAAGTCATTATCTGAAAATGGTTTATCAAGATAAGTTGTATATGTTGGTGAGTTGAACGGGTATATATTTTTTCTATATGATTCTGGTGTATAATTTAGTAATTCTTGATTAACTATAGAATACAGATTTTCATTTTTAGGAGTTTTAGTTAAAGTATTGTCATATTGTTTAATATCAAATGGTGTATCCAACAAATCCTTAATATATGGTTGGGTTGGTATACTGTCTCTATAATATGGACTTCTTTCGAATGGTGATAATGCCTCCATATATTTAACCAAATCTTGAGGTGTTTTAATTGATGTGTTTAAAATATCAATAAGGTCCGGTTCTTCACTAATAACTTCCTTGATTGTCTCATATTCAATATTAACCAACTCTTTAATTGTGTTGGAACTAAATGAATCAACAAAGGTCATAAATTTAACTCTCTCGTGTAGTTCATATAAAAATGAAACTAAACTTCTATCACTATAAGGGATACTATTTGAAACTTCAAATAATGAACTGACCTGATTAATTTTAGAATCGTCTAAATCACTTTCAAATACGTAATTGATGTTATTTACACCACCTTCTTTTTCACTGTTAGGATCACTCTTATTAGTTGATACTGCGATATATTCCTCAACAAATGCAACCTCGGGCCATAATAATGGGTCTCCAGATTGTAATTTTGCTCTAAGTTCGGGTTCACCAGGATATGCAATTACTTTTTTCTTATCTGTTGGTAATGTTCTTTTAATTTCTGGCCAAGGGTAGATTGAGGAGCCCACACTTTCATCGTCGAAACCTTTTAGTTTATTCTTTCTATCGTTAGCAACTTTGAAAGCATCTTCGTGTACTTCTTTCATTAATCTAACATACACCTCAGCGTTTGCTAATAACACCGCAAACAAATTTCTAACAGTAGGTTCAAACCCAATTCCTAATTTTGGATCTCTAACTACCTCGTTCATTTTTCTTTCTACCTCTTTTTCTATTTTTTGTTTTTGTTCAAAAAATGTACCTCTAATTTCTCCAATGTCTTGTACTAACTTGTCAATTGCAACAACATATTCTCCTCTTTCATTTTTCTTATAATAGTTACCCGCGTTGGTTATACTTTTTGTTAAAAACGAAATATTAACATTTATCGCTTTTGTTTCCTTAGTATCTTTTTTCTGTAGACTGTTATTATACGCCGCACTAGTTTTTAATTTTCCATTATAAAGAGTTATTAACCCTTCTAAAGTTTTATAATTTTCTTTACCTACTATGTTTTCATTATCCGATTTCTTAGTTGAACTTAGTCCATAGTATCTAACAAATGTATTTAATCCTTCAGCGTCTTTTCCTGTTACTGTATCTTCATACGATGTCTTATTCAAATGTTTAGCCGCCCATCCCTTTATTTCAGTTTCATAGTTGGTTAAATCTTTATCATAATCTTGTAGTCCCGCTAAAACTTTCATATCAATAACGTTATTGAATATTGACTGTTCTAATATTTTATCTAACGTTTCAGCAATAGCACCAATTTCTCTAACCGTTTTAACTGGAAAGTCTTGTGGTATTAATTTTTTTCGTTTCATTTCCGAATAAACGGAATTAAGAATTGCGTACCCTTTTGAAGATTTATAAACTTTTTGTGTTGATTTACCTGTACTTTCATTAAACTCAGCAGGTTTCGAAGATTCCTTAAGGAACATATATGGTGAGTTTAATATACCCTTTAAAGGTATATCATTCATAAACGCAAATGATGACCCAACGAAAGATGTGGCAATTTCAAAATTACCATTTTGTTCATTATATCTTGAGTTGAACTTTACTAAGTGTAGTCTATATCTAATTGCTTTACCATAAAATCCTTTAACCGTTAAATAAAATATTGGCCAAGGTATATGAAAGAAAGCTTGATATGGTGAATTTTCTGGGGATTCAAATAAAGTTTTACCTCTAACGTCAATAAAATTAATATTGATTTGAGGTATGAAGTTTGCTCCTTTTACTAATATACTAATATTGTCGATACCAAAAGATTGTCCAGTTTCATCACTTTGATAATACTGTTGGTCCACTGGTTTACCGTCCGCACCATTTGTGGTTTTTTTAGGTGTACTTTCGAAATATGAATCCGTCCATTCAGTGGTAAAATCTCTATCACCTGTTGCACTACTTAAAAAATTAAGTGTTCCTTTTGCTATGGTCTTTAAGGTATTCTTTTCGTCATTTGAAACAAGTGTTGACCTAGGAACCAAATCCGCTTCAAGATTAACAAACATAACCAAGTTTTCCTGTTTTATTCCTCTTGGTTCTATTTCACCGTTAACCACGACGCTATTAGGGTCGATGTACATCAGATTGTTCTGATCGACCTTAACTAATATTTTCTCACTATTCGATAAATCATTGTTCCCCATAATATAAATTATACAATTCTACGCCTCTTTTATAATCTTGTAAAGAGGTAACCAAAGGAAAAGGAATTCTAAGGATAAAATTATCGGGGATTTCGAATTCATTTGTTCCCGCTAAAGCGTTGGCGGTCATAATCAACCACCCAAAAATTGGTGTTCCGTAAAACTCTTGTGATAATTTATCTAATCTATCTTTTCCGTTTTTATATTGGTG